GAATAATATCGTAATTAAAGTAAATATATTTCTAGTAATTAAGGAACTAATCCTTTACAATAAGGTGAGGGTGATTGTATGGTCAAGAATAAATATATTCAGTACGGATCAAGTTAATTACCAGACAGGGGGCTAACCCCCTTTTACATTTATTAATTATTATTATAGTTCCATCCCTATTCTCTTGGGGTATTTTACTTTTACTTTAATTACATGACACCCACACACTAGATATTGTGTTTTTTAGGCGCAAAATCACAAGATATGGTTGTATAAGGAAAAAAAAGTAGTAGACTTAGAAGTGGATAACTATGTCTACTGAAAATCAAAGAATAGAAGAAATCATATCCACCCTTAATACTCGCAGAGAAACTAATCGACTTAACTACTATAAACCTTATGCTTTTCAATCAAGGTTTCATGATAGCGGATCAGAGGCTAATCAAAGATTGCTTATGGCGGCTAATAGGGTTGGTAAGTCCTATGTAGGGGCTATGGAGATGGCTATCCATTTAACTGGCGATTATCCTGAGTGGTGGAAAGGCAAACGATTTAAAAGTCCTATAAGGGCTTGGGTATGTGGGGCGAGTAATGAAACCACAAGAGATATCTGCCAAAAAGAATTATTTGGGCAACCAGACAACCCTAGAGAGAAAGGCAAAGGATCTATTCCTAAGCATCTCATTGGTGAGACGACAAGAAAACCAGGTGTACCCAATGCGCACTCCTCGGTACTTGTAAAACACAAATCAGGTGGGTGGTCTCGTGTTGCCTTTAAAGCCTATGAAATGGGTGCTGAAAAATTTATGGGGGAGAGTATTGACCTTATTTGGCTCGATGAAGAACCTCCACAAGATATCTATTCACAATGTATTACACGTACATTGGATAAAAGAGGCCAAGTTTATCTTACCTTTACGCCTGAATCAGGTATGACAGAGGTAGTACAGAATTTTACGAGTGATCTAAAGCTAGGACAAGCATTGATTACGGCAGGTTGGGAAGATGCAAAACATCTAACTGACGACATGAAAGAGCAGATTTTACAAGCCTTACCACCTCATGAGCGAGATATGAGGTCAAAAGGTATACCGATGATAGGGTCAGGACTCGTATTTCCTATAGATGAGGATAACCTCACTTGTGAGCCTTTTACCATACCCAAACACTTTCCAAGGATTGCAGGACTCGATTTTGGTTACGATCACCCTACAGCGGTGGTTTGGTTAGCCTGGGACAGAGATAAAGACATCGTTTATGTCTATGATTGCTATCGTATGAGCAAACAAATACCCAGTTATCATGCAAGTCATATCAATGAAAGGGAAGGTAGTGATTATATACCAGTAATCTGGCCCCATGACGGATATCAACACGACAAAGGTTCGGGTATCACTCTAGCTGAACAATATCGTGATGCTTACGTCAATATGCTGCCTTTCCACTTTGAAAACCCACCCGCACTAGGTGAGAAAAAAGGTGGCAATAGTGTAGAAGCGGGGCTTATGGAGATGCTCGATAGAATGGAGCATGGAAGATTTAAAGTATTCAATACCCTTTATGACTGGTTTGAGGAGTATAGAATGTATCATCGTAAAGATGGAAAACTGGTCAAACTCAAAGATGATCTTATGTCTGCTACACGTTATGCAGCTATGAGTCTCAGACATTCAACAACAAGAAATTCAAGATGGAATACAAAAGGCAAATTAGGACCTGATGTAGCCATCGTATAGGAGATAATTATGCAAAAATTTAAAGGTGCAATATCACAAGGCGAGAGAGAATTTTTAAAAGAAATGGCACCAGGGCTGACAACACCCGCACAAAGACAGCTATTAGAAGAAATGTTAAGACAATCACCGCCTCTAATCAGAGGAATGAACTCTCAAACAAGAATTGATATGCTAAAGCCACCAAAATTTAGGAAATAACTATGATAGGACCGCTAATAAGAGCAGGAGTTTCTGCTGCAAAACGATTCAAGATGAAAAGAAATGCAAAGAAATTTGAGAAAGATTTGAAGAAAAATGAGCATGTTGGCGGATTCGTTCCCCAAAAACAGATAGATAAATTCAATCTTGAAAGAAAAGGCAAGAACCCAGTTGATAGGTTTTTGAAGAAATATACAGATTTTTACGATTAAAATGCTCAATACATTAGCAATAGCTAATAAATTACAACAAATCGACAACAAATTAGAAATATTAAATGAAAAGGTAATCAAACTACAAGGTAAGGCAGAAGGTCTACTTGAAACACTAAAGGTAAAAAATGGCAGAACAACCAAAAAAAATAACTGAAGAAGAATTAGTCGCCCAACTAAACAATGAAATAGAAGGTGCTACTGGTTACGCAAACTCAGAACTGTCAAATCAAAGAGAACAGTCAATGAAATACTATCTCGGTGAGCCTTTTGGTAATGAGATAGAAGGTCGATCTGAAATCGTTACAACTGATGTAAGAGATACCATCGAATACATAATGCCATCATTGATGCGTATATTTACGACTCATAACAATGTTGCAGAGTTTGAACCTGAAGGCCCAGAAGATGTAGAAATGGCAGAACAGGCTACTAATTACGTCAATTATGTCTTCAATCGCCAAAATAACGGCTTTAAGGTCCTCTATGATGTTTTTAAAGATGCTTTGATATCAAAAACAGGCGTAATTAAGCATTATTGGGAAGAAAAAGAAGAAGTAACGACAGAATCTTATACAAATTTGACTGAAATTGAGTATCAGTCGATTCTTGCAAGTGATGAATTAGAGGTCGTTGAACACACAGAAACCATAATACAAAAAGCTCAAGTAGACGATATGGGAACATTAATTAGCCCAGATGTCGTAACACACGATGTTGTAGCAAAATGTTACAAAAATTCTGGGCAAGTAAAGGTTATAAGTGTTCCACCAGAAGAATTTTTAGTATCACGCAGAGCAGCATCACTAGAAGATGCAGACTTTGTGTGCCATAGAGTCAAAAAATCAGTAAGTGATCTTATTGCAGAAGGCTTTGATCCTGAAATTGTCAATCAAATACCAGGATATTCGCAGTCTGAGGCTGAACTAAACGAAGAAAGACTAGCAAGATTTAGCTTTGATGATGATTCTGTGCCTCCATCTGAAGGAGAAGGGGCAACAAAGAAGGTTTGGATAGACGAATGTTACATGTATGTAGACTTTGATGGCGATGGAGTTGCTGAACTAAGAAAGATTACTAAAGGTGGACACTATATCCTAGATAATGAGGAAATCGACATGATTCCTTTCTCAACAATCTGTCCTCTACCGATACCACATAAGTTTCATGGCATGAGTATTGCTGACACAGTACAAGATATACAGCTAATTAAATCTACCATTATGCGTAATCTCTTGGACAATATGTATCTGACTAACAATGCACGATATGCAGTCCTAGCAGGGCAAGTAGAATTAGACGATTTATTGTCAAGCAAACCAGGTGGTATCGTTAGAATGAGAGCGCCAGGTGCAGTTACAGCACTTCCAACACCGCAAATACAGAACTACGCATTTGACATGGTTAGGTATTTAGACGGGATCAGAGAAGAAAGAAGTGGTGTATCTAAAATGACTCAAGGATTGAACCCTGATGTATTAACATCACATGTTACAAGTGGAGCAATATCAGCAGCAACAGAATCTTCTATGCAAAGAATTGAGCTAATTGCTCGTATATTCGCTGAGACAGGCGTTAAGGACTTATTTAGAAATATCTATGCTTTAGTCCAAAGATACGAAGATAGGCGTAAAATCTTCTATTTGAACGGCAAATTTGTGCCGATTGATGTATCTAAGTGGAAACAAAAGCTAAATTGTACTGTAAATGTTGGCGTTGGTAGCGGATCGCAACAATCTAAGATGCAAACCATGTCTAGTATTATGACTATTCTTGGAACTTTAGTTCAATCAGGAGCTATGGGAACTCTAGTTACATCTAAAAACTTATACAATGCTATAGGCGAATATATCGCACAAGCGGGTTATAAAAATACAGATCAGTTTATATCTAATCCTGAGATGATGCCACCGAAACCACCTGCAGAGCCTACACTAGAAGAAAAAGTCGCAGCTCAAAAAGCCCAGGTTGAATTACAAAAACTACAATTACAAGCGCAAGAACTAGAAATAGAAACACAGATAAAAGCGCAAGAACTAAAACTCAAGCAAGAAGGCGCAGCTATTGATTTAGCTATCAAAACACAAGAATTAAAACTCAAAAAATCACAGCTTGAGCTTAATGAACAAGAATTAGCGTTAGAGGCAATACAAAAAAGACCTGTAGCGATAGGGCCAACCTAATGGCTTTCCCCACAACTTCAGGCTACGGAAAGCTACAAAGGACAAAATTGATATCTAAAAAGATAAAAGTTTTAAAAAAGGAAGGTAAATCACAGAAACAAGCGGTTGCAACAGCAATATCTATGTACCCAAAACGTAAGAAGTTGCCACTAGCATGAAAGATAATAGCGAACTCAATCTAGAAATAGAGTTAATAAAAAAAGATATTAACGATATTAAGAACAACCATCTACAGCATATAGAAACAGATATGCGTGATGTAAAGATTGAGATATTTAGATTTAAGTACATTGTTTATGGAGCTGTAATCGTATTTGCTCTACTAAGCGATAACATAGAAAAGATTATTAATTTATTTTAGGAGATAATTATGTACG